GCTGATGTTGTCGATCGTGCCGCTTTCCGCGCGCAGCAGGTAGCCCTGCAGCCATCCGTCGACGATGTTCCCGGTCATCGTCACGTCGCTGCAGTTGGTGGCCTGGATCCCGTTGTCGGTGGCGCCATCCCCGGTCAGGATGTTCCCGTTGATAGAGAACTTGCTTCCGCCGTTGATGATCCAGACGCCCTTTTGCAGCGATCCACCGACGTCGACCATCGTGACCACGTTCCCGTTGATGGAGACGCGACTCCAGGTGCTGTCGTTGATGCAGATGCTGTTCTCCAGCACGTTCTCGATGGTGTTGGCGCTGATGGACAAGTTGCTCCCACCAAGCCCGCCCTGGGCTGCAATGCCGCGCTTGCACCGGCTCGAGCCGTCGATCGTGTTGCCGACGACCGCGGTGCGCTTGGTCGGCGTCGACGTCGAAACCACGCCTGCAAGCTCGATCGCCCAGTAGTTCTGTCCGATGCCGGTGTTTCCGACAACGCTCGTGCCGATGGAACTCGCAACAGACACCAGCATTGAACCGTTCAGCGCGTAGTTTGCACTGTAGACGGCGCCCTCGCAGAAGCGCATCTCGCAGGCCGCGCAGGTGCTGTTTGTTGGGTTGTCCGGCAGGTAGAACTTGCAGCGATCAACGACAACGCCCTTGGTGCGGTAGGACTCCTGGCCACGAATGAGCAGGGCAACCGAATCGAAGGTCGCAGGATCTTCGGACGACGAGTCGAAACGCACGTCGATGACCTTGATCTCCTGTTCGCTGACGGTTCCTGTGTTGTTGTGGATGCGGATGTGGCTCTTTGCGCACCCAGACCACGCCCCGCCTTCGACAGTGACCTTGCTGACGCTCATCAAGCTGAGGCCGTACTGCAGCGTGCTGCCGGACACGTCGGTGCAGCGGATGCTGTTGGCGTCCGTACCGGTGATGACCCCGTCGATGGTGCGGTCGGTTCCGGTCAGCGTCAGGCCGCGGACCTCGCAGTTCGCGGCGTTGATGCGCATCAGACAGGTGCCCGTGAAAGTTCCTGAGCGCTGCGTGATGGTCGCGCCGTAGCACGACAACTTGACCGTGTTGGCGATCGTGAACTCGCTGTTCACGCGAACGTTCATGCCGTAGGGGATGATGAGCGTGGCACCGGCGGGGATGGCCGCAACGGCGTCTTCGAGCTTGGAGGTTTCATCGGTCCCGTCGCCCGTCACGCCCCACTCGAAGACGCTGTAGCCAATCTCGGTGATGCGCGACATGACGTCTCGCCGCGCGCCGGCGACAAGGCCGTTCGTGTACATCGGGTCGAACAACGACACGCGCTTGGTCTCGGTGGCGTAGCCGGTCTTCGCGATGGTCAGGTCGTAGTTGCCGTTTGCCGCGTAGAACCCGTACTCGCCATCGGAGCCGGCGGTCAGCGGGTTGGCGGCCGGCGTCACGCCGTTGTCGCTGTAGATGGTCGCGAGGTTGCCGGACGTGTCGCGCACCGTCACCGTGGCCGACGCCAGGAGCCGTGCCTCGCCGGTCGGACTGTCGTCGGAGTCGAGGACTGCGCTCCACGCGATGTCGCTGAACTTATCCATTGCCGCTCACCCTCGCGTCGCCTTGCGCGGAAGCCTCCGCGACAGACTTGTCGCGCAGGCCGAGCGCCTGCATGAACAAGGCCCAGTAGGAAGCGGCCGCCTGCTGGCCGCGGTTGAACGTGGCGTCCTTGCTGTAGAACGAGAACAGCATGAACCACTGTAGCGCGTTCGCGTAGATGTCGTCGAGCGCGATCGCGTCGCCGATGACCGTCAGGTCGGTCGGCAGTGCGGAGTAGATGATCTCGATCTTGCCGGACGTTTTAGCCGGGTAGATGTAGAACGCCTTCGGATCGCGGTCGTCGAACATCCAGTCGTAGGCGTCGCTTGCCGTGTCGCTGTGCCACGACGGCTTGCGAACGTCGAGCCATGCCCTGTCGCGCTTGATGATGGCCCGCCCGGGGGTCGTACCGTCGGCGGCCATGTTGCGCACGACGTCGAGCACCTGGATGCCGTTGGTCAGCCCGAGTCCGGTCAGGGTCTGTCTGGTGCCGGCCGCGATGGTCGGGGTGGCTCGCTGCGGGTTCGCTTTCGGCAACTGGTGCACGATCTCGCGCTGGCCATCGTTGAGCCACAGCAGCGCCTCGGCCGGTGTCCATCTGGTCGCCGATGACCCGGTGGCCTCGTTGACCTTGATCCAGGCGCGGTCGGCGATCTGCTGGCCGGTGATCGTTCCCACGGATCACTCCGCAGCGCGCTCTTGCGCCAGGTTCACCGACGCGACGATCTGCGCTCGCAAGACGTCGCCTTTCTTGTGTAGGTCGGCGTCGATGCGGTTGAGCCGCACGAACTCCTTGAGTTGGTCGTTCGTCATGACGCTCAGGTCGATGACCTCGCCTGTCTCGATGAACTTCAGGCGGTACAGCGAGCCGTCACCGTCGACGTAGTGCTCGAAGTACAGTTCGCCGTCCTCGCGTGGAACCAGAACCGGCTTCTGCGGCTCAGGTGGCGGCGGCGAAACCTGTTCGTCCTCGAGCACCAGCTCCCAGATCATGTGGTGTCGCAGCAGCGCCGCGATCTTGGCCTGGTCGTCGGGGTACTCCTGGACGTCACCCTTGCCTCGCCAGACGATGCCTGTCGGGTGGATGTCGGGTCGCTCCTGCTTGTCGCCGATGTAGCGGATCTTCGCCATGCTGGTCCTCTTGGTTGAAGCCGAGGGCGAGCCCTTTCGGGCCCGCCGCCCAGCGCCCGCTCGAACGGGCCGGAGACAACTGCAAAGGCCGATCAGCCGTTGCCGGGGACGCCGCGCATGTTGCCACCGAACGTGGCGGACACGCCACCGTCCAGGTGATGCGGATGTAGGCCGGCTCCTCGAACAGCATCGAGCCGCCGGTCATCAGGCCGGCAACCGCGCCAGCCGACTGGCCCAGCGCCGCGGCGGCGAAGAACCGGTCGTCGTCGTCGGTCACGTCAGCGCCGTTGATGCGCGTCGACCCACTGCCGTCGGGGTTGTAGAAGCCGATCTTGCCCGCGAGGCCGGTGGACGAGTCCATGTCCGGCACGTAGAACGAGAGCGAGTGGAGTTCGAAGCCCGCCGGGACCGGGAAGTCCATGGTGTCGTTCGCGGTCGGGTTGGCCGCGAGCGTGGCCTGGTCGCCCAGGAACACGGCGCGACCATCGTTGGCCATCATCCGCGGGCGGTCGAACTTGAGAGACTTGGTCTGTGCCATTGCTGGCTCCTTGAAGTTGGTTGGTCATCGAGCCGGGCCCGAAGGCCCGGCCGTCATCAGGTGCGCTTGCGCACCACGCAGTCGATCACGGCGACGCCGAAGTCGGTGGGCTCCAGGTTGTTGTCGGCGTTCGGCAGGCTCCAGCGCAGCTTCTGCTCGCCGCCGATGATCTCGCCGGCCAGTTCGAGGTTGCGCTGGAAGTTGGTGCGCGCCTCCAGAAGCGAGTAGGTCTCCTCGCTGGTCTGGTTGCCGCCGCTGGCCAGGGCCAGCGCCTGGGCGCCGAGGAAGATGCAGCGCGACACCTCGTGCGTCGTCGACAGGCCGGCGGCCACCGTGACGTTGGTCTCGGTCGCCGTCAGCTTGTTGGCCGACGTGATGTGCGGCACCGCCGCGCTTGCCGCGAAGCGGATGCCCGAGCTCATCTTCTTGACCAGCACGCCGTTCCAGAGGATCGGGTCGCCCGCGAACAGCGGATGCTCTCGCAGGCGGCCGTACTCCGCGCGCTTCATCGCGTTGGTCTGGTAGTAGCGGATGTTGCCGTTCGACGTGGTGTCGGTGATGATCTGGTCCCACACCAGCGGGTCGACGTACAGGATGCCCTTGATCGGGTCATCGCCGGCCGCCTCGTCGCCCGGGATCATGATGGGCGCCATGCGCACGTCCATCTCGTCCCAGATCGCCGCCCACTCGTCGATGTACGACAGCTTCATCACGTCGGCCGAGTCCACCGATGCCAGGTTCGCGCCGCCTTGCGTCAGGACGCCGTTGAGCACGACCCAGTGCCGGTTGTAGGTCGGCGCCTTGATCGCGTTGACCATCATCGCGGCGAAGTCGGCGTCGGTGTCCAGCGGCAAGATCCAGTCGGTCGAGTTCTGCGAACCGCGCGCCCCGGCCAGGTGCGCCAGGCAGCGCTGCCAGCGGAAACGCGGCATGCCGCCCTTCAGCTGGTTGAACGCATTCATCCGCAGGTCGTGCGGAGTGCGCTGCTGGCTCATCTTGCCGCCGGCCGAGACCGGGATCGTCGCCATGTCGATGTTGACTTCGACCGTGCTGTAGGTCAGCGCCGCGCCCTGGCCCTCGGCGTTCTGGTCGCCCATGATGGGGCGCAGGCGAACGACGTGCGCGCAGTCCAGCTGGACCTTGGTGCCGGGCCCCTTGACGAGCTCGTCGACGCGGACGACCGGCATTTCGTTGGTTGCCTGCTGGCGCAGCTTGCGCATCGCGTCCTGGTGCGACGGCATGGGGCCCGTGAGGGACCGCAGCGGAGTCGGCCACTTGACGGCCATCGCCGACAGGGCCCGGGAGAACTGCTTGTTGGCCAGCGCGTTGCCGGCGCTGACGGTGGTGGTTGCCATGGTTCGTTTCCTTGGGGGTCAGATCCCTCATCCCCTCCCGAGCTTGTCAAGGGCAGCAGTGATGTCCTCGACACTCAGCTTGGAGAAGTCGGGTTCCGTGGTGGAGGATGGAGCCGCGCCACCGTTGAGGTCCGACAGCGTTTCGATGGGCCGGGTGCCGGTCCTGTCGATGATCGCTGCGGCCGCGGCTGCGGGGCTCGGTGCCGGTGTTGAGGGAGTGCCCAGCTCGACGCGAACCCGGCGCGCGACTTCGGCCAGTCGCTCGTCCATCGGCTTGTCCTTCCATGCGGGGTGCTTCGAGAGCATCCCGTCGGTGGATTTCGCGAGGGACCATGCGGTCTGGTCGGGGTCGTGCTGCCAGTCGGACAGCTGGTCGTTCTTGTCCACCACGACCTGCAACTCGGGCGGCAGGACGTCAGGCTCGAACTCGGGTTCGGCCGGCGTCGCCGCGGCGGGCGCAGCGGTCGTTTCGACTTTCTCGGCGATCTTCTTGAGCAGCCGCGCGGCCTCCGGCAGTTCCGCTTCGAGGCGGGCCATGTCGGGGTCTGCCGGCGGCGCGGGCGCCTTCGCACGAAGTTCCGCCAGCTCGCGGCGAAGCGTTTCCGCCTCTTGGCGAGCGCGGCGCTCCGCGGCGCGAGATGCGCGAAGGGCTGCCCGAGGGTCGCCCTGGTTCGCTTCCTGGGTCGGAGCGGCCGGGGTGGCGGGCGTGGCGACTGGAGTCGAGGCGACCGGGTCCGGCGCAGGCGAAGCGGAAGGCGTCGGAGTGGCCTGCTCGCTCGGCGCCGGGCTGGCGTCGGCCTGCGGGACCAGTTCCACGTCTTCGGGCTCCGGCTTCAGGCCGGCGACCAGTTCCATCTCGAACTTGGCCAGGGGGTTTTGATCGTCGAGATTGTCGGTTGTGGACATTCAGACACTCCTCGCCATCACGGGGGCGCTCCCGAGGCCCCGTTGCCGGAGCCCCGTCCTTCGGACACGAACGCGAGGTGGACGATTCCGCGCGGTCGGCTGCCACTGAAGTACTCGCTCATCGCGCGTGGCCGGCGCGGTGAGCGGCTTGGTTGGAGAGGCGCGGCCTCTTCATGGAGTCGAAGTGTAGCGCCGACGAAGTGAGCATTCACATCAAATCAGATCAAAGAAATGACGACGTCGTCGAAGAACGTGTTTGCCCCAGTGTTGGCTTGAATGCCAACCGAGGCGCCAGACGGGAAACGTGCTGCAACGGTTTCCGCCACGAGTTGGCCATTGACGCTGACAAGGATCATCGCCCCGGCGGCCTGCACCGTCAGATAGTCTCCGCGCGTGATGTTCCCGATCGTGGTGGTTGACTGCACAGACCCGCTCACGATGTCCTGGATCGCCAGTGTCTGCGCCCCGCTCGAAGTCGGGGACACCACGCCGACCCGGTAGTAGTTCGACCCGTCAACTGCGCGGCAGATGACCCACTGCTGGACCGAAGTGGTCATGTCCAGCATGCGGACGGTGATCTTGTGGTTCGTCGATCCAGTGGCGTACAGCAGTCGCCCGTTTGCCACCGGGTACAGGCGGTTCGTCGAAATGCCCCACGTCCCGCTGCTCACGGTGTACGAAAGCCCGCAGCTCGCGGGGTTCGGGGTCGAGGCGCTGTCAGCCCGCGTCGCGGTGTCGGTGAACACGACAAACGGAGGCAGCGCCGCACCGGCCACGAGGCATGAAGACACGTAGTCGGAAAACGCTTCCCTCGCCGCAATCGCGCCAGGATACGCTTCGGCGTGCGTGATGGTCCCTGACAGTTCGCCGATCAGCAGGTCGAGGATCGGCTCGGGATTCCCGCTTCGCGCGGCCAGGGCCGACCTGTACTTCCCGCCAGCTGTGCTCACGGCGCCGAGGACGACAAACGACGCGCCATCGTCGCCTGATTCGACGTAGTAGAGATTCCCGCTCGCTCCAGGCGACCCGGAATTGTCCTGTGCGAGCCCGATGACGTGGTTTGATGCGACGCGCACCATGCACGAGTGCCACCAGGCGCGACCTGCTGGCGGCGTCATCGTCACGGTTGTCGGAGAGCCCCACGCGCCGTAGATGTCAGATGTCGAGCTAACTCGCCGCTGGAGCGGCCACGGCGACGAGTCGTCCAGGTTGTGCGACACCATCGTCCAGCCGGTGCCATTCCACCAGATCGACGGGCTGCCGAAGTCCAGCGTTCCGACATCTCCAGTCAACACCGTGACCGGCGCCGACCATGTGCGCCCGTTCGTGGTGTGCATGATCTTGAGCCGGTTCGTCGCGGCCGTCCCACGCTCTCGAAACGCGAGGTACATGGTCAGGCCGTCGCTCGACATGAACAGGTGCGTGTCGGCGTTGTAGACAGTCCCCCCGGGGTGCGCGACGAGTGGATTCGTGGCGGGCGACACCCACGTAATCAGGTCGTTGCTCGCGGCGACGCATGGGTTCTCGTACTGGCTGTCCGATCCTGGATATGGGGTGTATGCAACCCAGAAAGAGTACCCATTCCAGGGCGTCGTGAAGGAAACGAGGCTCGGGTGAACAGGAGCGTTGGACAGCCCCGTGTACGGGTTCGGCAGCGTGATCGCCCGCCTCAGCGACGCAGGCCATTGCGTCCTTCGGTCGGCCAGCGGCAGGGCGTCTGCAGCGATTTGCGCTGGCCTCGGAGCGCGCTGGATTTGTGATTCGGCATACGTCGACAACTGCACCATCCGCTCGCCGTCCCACCACAGTAGCCGGCTCGGCGTCTCGTTGCTGGTCTGGTACAGGACCCCGCGCTGGCCGACGATGCCGGTTCCGGTTGCGTCAGTGCGGATGTCTTCGACGCGGATCATCTGTAGCATGGCTTGTCCTCAATGAAGCGCGGTTGGCTGGGTTGACTTGTCAGCTTCTGCCAGCGCCTCGTCGACCATGCTGTCGGTCTGCTGGGCCTGGGCGCGGGCGCGCTCGGCTTCTGCAAGTGCTTTCTGCGCGTCGGCGATCAGCTTCTCGGCCTTGGCCTTGAGTTCGTTGACCTCGGCCTGCGCGCGCTCCATGGTGAGTGCCTTCTGGACCTGTGCTTCCTGGGCCTGCATCTGGTCCGCGGCCTGCCGCGCGGCGCGGTCTCCGCCAGGAGGAAGCCCGCTGACGCGGCGGAAGTCTTCGACGGCCTGCCGGCGGGTCTCGGAGTCCAGCGGAGACGCCTCGAGGAACGGCGGCACGAGCACGGCCACGGCCTGCGGCTGGCCGCCGAGCGACTTGATGATCTCCGACAGCATGACCTGCTGCTGCGCCCTGGCCGCCGGGGACGACGGAACGTCCGACAGCCCGACGCGAACCGGCGCGTCCTTGACCCAGTTCACGGGCAGGCCCTTTTCGTCGTAGGTGTTGAGCACCACGACGCGACGCGCAGAGCCCTCGCCGATCATGACGCGCAGTTCGGCTTCGCAGTGGTCCTCGACGATCAGGTCCAGCAGGTTCTCGAACACCATGCGGCGCGAGTTGCGGTAGTTGTCGTTGAGCTCGCCGAGGGTGATGAGGCCTTGCTCCACGAGGGTCTGCATGGCGCTGTTCGCCGTGACCCCCCCGCCCGATGCGCCCATCTGCGGGTTGTTGACCCCTGGGACGTCCTGGATCAGCATCCGCGAGTCCTGCATGACGTCGACCTGCTCCTTCTGGAGACTCAGGTTCGACAGGATCTCGACGCCGTTGGCGTTGCGGCGTGCCGCGTTGCGGACCAGCACCATGTCCGGTCGCATGGCCTCATCCGCAAGGTCCTCGATGTTGTTGTACTTGGTCGACAGCGCGTCGTCATCGACGAGGATCTGCCTGGCCCTCAGCAACCAGCGGATGCGCAGTCGGCGATCGTTGTACTCGTCCTGCGGAGAGATCATGCCCTCGATCAGGCCGTAGGGTGCGCCGTCGATGTCGTCGCGGAACGCGAAGAACGGGACGTATGGAAAGTTGCGCCGGTTGGTCGGACGGTCGATCAGGCGGTACGGGCCAGCGAAGATCGCGTTGCGCACCTGCATGGTCTTGACCTTCTCGACTTTCACCAGATTGCGCGCGACGGCAATCTGGTGCAGCGGGTTGGCCTTGTCGTAGAGCACCGTGCGGGTCGGCCCCATGCGAAGGACCACGCCGATCGCTGGCACCTTGTACCAGACCTCGTACAGACGAACCCGCTTCCGCCCGGAGTCGACCCAGGTCGAGGCGCGGATCTGGAAGCGCCGGAAGTCGTCGAAGGCGCGCGTCATCTCCTCGAGCGAGCCTTCGTCCTGCACCAGTGAGCTTGCAGCGAAGCCGTCCCACTGGTTGCACATCATCTCGAGCG